TAACCAACCGTCGGTATTTCTAGCGGGCCTGTTTGACGTGCATACGCTTTAAGGCTGTTGGTCACGACCTTGCCAATTTCGGCACTTGTCGCTAGCCCGCCGTTGACGTTTACTGTTACTGGCGCGCCGCCTGTTCGCGCTGCCTTGGCTTGGTTGACGCTGGCAATGCTTGAGGCCGTGGGTGCTGGGGTAGCAATCGTTTGGCCGGCTGTTATCTGCGTAAAGGCAATGTCGGTTTGTGCTTGCTCTAACAAGTTTTCTAGGCGCTTAGTCGTTAGTTTCGGGTTTGCTAAAATCTTTTCGTACTTCGCTAGGACGCTTTCTAAGCCCGCAACTAAAGCGCTGCCTTGGTCTACACCCGCTTGGTAAAAACGGCTCGCCGTATCAAGCCCTAACTTGTCTGCGACGCCTTTAACGGTGGCTACCAACTCGTTTACACCGCCCGGGCCTGTAATGGCTTCCTGACCGCCTGCGATCAGTTCGGTAGAGATTGCCGCGCCAGCCTCGGCGCCAGCGTCCAAAACCGATTGCAACGCTTGTTGGCTAAGCCCACGTTGTAACAACAAATCTATGTTCGTTGCGTACTGTTTTACGCCCTCTACTTGGTCGCGCAACCCTGCCAAAAACCCGCCGCCCGTTTCCTCGCCCGCTGCTTTAGCGTCGGCAAAACTAAACGCCGCACTAATGCCGTCGGCTACGGATTGCCCAAAATCGGTAAATGCCTCTTGGGCGTCTGTTAACTGGTCTTTTGCACCCTCAAGCGCGTCGGTTAGTTTGTCGCTAATTACGTCGTAAAGTTCGTTAATTGCTTTAGACGCGCCACCCGTTTTTACTTCGGTGTCTTTAAGGCTTTTGTTAAATTCGTGTGCAGCGTCCACGCCTCGAATATGTGCAGCTGTTGACCGCTTTAAGTTTTCGTTGTAAGCGCCCGTAACCTTTTCGGCCTCAACGGTGCTACCAACAAGTTGCGTAAGGTTAAACAAAAACGGGTAAAGGCTGTTGGTTGCTTTAAAGGCTTGGGTAGCAATTTCGCCTAAACCGTTGCCAATCATGCTAAACGCTTTAGGGTTACGGCGCACCCAATCGCTAATAGACAACAACGATTGCGTAAAGTCTTCCATTAACGGCAACAACTTTTGCCCTAATTGCGCTTGTATGTTTGCAAACTCGGCGCTTAACGTACGTTGGCTATTTGCTAGTCCGTCGCTGGTTCGTAAAAAGTCGCCTTGCGCGTCTGTTGTCTGTTTATAGATCGCGGCTTGCGCTGCCAAAATCTTTTGTTGCGCGGTAAGCGCGCCCTTGCCGTCGTAAATGCCAAGGTTCAAAGCCTCTTGTTTTAATGTTGCGTCGTTAAGCAAAACACCGAAACGGCGCAAAGGTTCGGCTTCGCCACGCAACGCGGCACCAATAGCCTGTACGGCTTCCTCGGGGCTTGTGTTGTTAAACGACGCAAGGTCAGTTGCTAGAGCCGTAAAGTCGTTGCTAAATACCGCTAAGTCTTGACCTACCAAACCAGCTGCTTTACCGAACGTACCGAAAGCCCCGGCAGCGTCCAAAACCGATTGCTTGGATTGGCCCATGCTTCGAGCGGCGCTCGCTGCGAACTTTTCTACGTCACTAGCGCCTTTGCCAAAAATAACGTTTACTTTTGACATGCTTTCTTGCAAGTTTGACGCCGCGGTAATCGCTGGCCCAATAACACTCTTAACGGTGCCAAACGCAATAGACAACCCGCCAACGGCACCCGCAACGGCTTGCGCGCTAGTACCAAACTTTTTTAGTTGTTTGTCGGCAGCTTGGATACCGGTATTAACAAACGACGTAATGATCGGTATGTTAATTGCCATTATTTAATCCTCTGCTTTAGTTGCGTGTTTGTGCGTTTTTCAACGTCGGCTATAACCGATTGTATGTCTTGTTGCACGGCGTCACGGTTTTTAGTAACCGCCTTGTCAATAACACGGGGTTGCCCGCCTTCCTCTTTTGTAAGGTTCGCGACAAACAAGCTGCTTACGTTTCGCCCGGCATGGTCATAGATCACGCCAGCGGGGTCTGTTGATTGCACTACCATAAGCCGGTAAGGCTTGGCACCAAAAACTACCTGTTCGGTATAACCACCACGGTTAAAATCTACGTATCGTTCACGGCTCGGGCGTACACCTACCTTTATTTTGTAGCCTTTTTGTACCTGATCGGTTCGCCATGAAGTCTCACGGCCACGCACTAGGTTGCCTCGAGCCATGCCGGAAAGCGGGGCGCCGTTACCTTTGCTGTTGTCGTAATGGGCCACCATGCTGCGGGCTTCGCTGAGGATTATTTCACCGCTTCGCTTAATGCGCTTAGTTATTTGGCGCCTATACGACGGGTCTATTTTGTGCAATAGCGCCAAGGTTTCTTGAATACCTTTTACCTGTAAAACTGGTTGCGCCATACGGTTACCTTTTGTTTCGATCACCCAAAACTTTAGCCACCGTTGCTAAGTCTTGCGCGTCAAAGACTTGCGAATACCAATGCGGCGCCCACCCTGTTGCAACTAACAGTTCGGCTAATTGCCGTCGGTAGGTACCGCTTGGGTAGGGTTTGGGGCCTCTTGTGCGGTTACCTCAATGTTGGTTACCTGTTGACAATATTTGTCAAATTCGGACGGCACAATAATTTTTGCTTGCTTGCTTGCTTCCCACGCCAAAAACAACAAATCCTCAACACCAATACCGTTTGCCATGTCTGCCGCTTTGCGTTTAAAACGGCGTTCCCATAGCACAATGGTAAAAAGGTTTGTGCTTACCGAATAGGTGCCTTCGTGGTTGGTTACTTCAAGGGTTAATTGCATGTGTGCCTTCTTTCGTGTCGGGCCGATTGTTCGGCGCTAATTATGCTACGGAGTACTGTCCCCCGACAAAAGTAATATCAATTGTCGAAAGCTCGCCCAAGGCCGCGTTCACGACAGGCATTTCAAGCAACGCGCAATTTTGTAACGTAAAGAGTTCACCTGCAGCGTCAACTACGACGGTGATGTCGTCGTTGCCAACAAGCGCGGCCAACGTTGCGTAAGTCTCGGTTGCTGCGTACGACTGGTAAAGGGTCAAGGTCACTTCGTGGTTGCCCAATCCTGCTTGGTACTGGCGCGACGTCTGACCAAAAGTCGTGTATTCCAACTGGTCAAAACGGTGCGTAAATACGGCTGCGGTGCATTGGTCGGTTAACGAAACGCTGTTAACGGACACGCCGGGTGTTGCTAGGTAGGTGCTGGTTGCCATGGTGTTTAACTCTCTTTCGTTGCTTTCTTATTTTTAGCACCTTTTTTTGGTGCGGGTGTGGATACTTCGTCGGGTTGCTGGTCGTTTACTTCGGCAATGAAACCGCCCCACAATAGGGCCTCTACGTTTATGCCAGGCTTGGGTTCGTACTCGGTGCCAACCTGGCCTAGTCGAGCGCTTTTAATTATGTAATACATATAACCGCCTTAAGCCGTTTGGGCTTGCATTTCAATAGTGAGATCATACGCCGCTAATTCGCTACCGCCGATTATTGCAATGGTCGGGCGCCCGCTGGTCACCGCCACGTTTTTGCCTAACACTTTGGCAGCCATGTTCATAAGGCTGCGTTGCGCGTCAAGGTTGCCCGGGCCAAGGGTAATTAGGCGTACGGGAAACGTGATTTTTACAATGTTGTAGTTAAACGCTTCAAACGATGGGGCGTCAATAAATGCACACGGTGGCACAATGTTGCGCGGGTCATTGACTACCTGCAACCCTGTAACGGTTTGTAAGGTTGCTGTAAGGTCGTCTAAGGCCTCGTTAAAAAGGTCTGTGTATGCAACAGGCATTAAAACACCGCGGGCCTGTCAATGCCCAACAATTGTTTAATCATCGGGCTAAGGCCCATTGACCCGCCAGCTGCTAAACCGTCAAACCCTGCAAAGTCCGTTACGGCACCGCGTTGACGGTACAAAAACCCGGCATAAGCAATAGCGCCTAAAAGCACCGACGCATTAGGCACCGTCGTAAGGCTGTCCTTGTACCCGGCTTCCTGTCGTCGTCTAAAACTAAATTCGTTCGAAGCCAAGCGACATTGGGTAATAAACGTTTGATCGGCAACGGTGGCCGTACCTATACCTAACCAATCCTCAACTTGGCTATCGGCGGTTATCCACGTGCAAGTAGGCGTTGTGGTAAGGGTGCCAGTAGCCGGGCTAATGATGACGTCGGCAGCGGTTTTCGCAAACAACACTTGGTGCTGGATTGGTTGCTCGGGGTCATAAATAAAAAACCCGTATTCGTCCACACCCAT